ACCATATTGCAGAAGCATTCTTTAGTTCAGTTTATCCTACTATTACTTCTGGTAAGACAACTAAAGTCATAATGGTTTCTACCCCACATGGTATGAATCATTTCTATAGGTATTGGCACGACGCAGAAAGAGGAAAGAATGAATATATTCCAACTGATGTTCATTGGTCTCAAGTTCCTGGTAGGGATGATGAATGGAGAAGGCAGACTATTGCTAACACATCCGATCAACAATTTAAGATTGAGTTTGAATGTGAATTCTTAGGATCTGTTGATACTCTTATTAGTCCATCAAAACTTAGAACCTTAGTATATGATAATCCAATAACCAGAAGTGCTGGATTGGACATATATGAAAATCCAGTTAAAGATCATGATTATCTAATGACTGTTGACGTTGCAAGGGGAGTAGCAGAAGATTACTCTGCATTTGTTCTTATTGATATTACAGAGTTCCCTCATAAGATTGTGGGTAAGTATAGGAATAATGAAATAAAACCAATACTTTTTCCTAATGTAATATGGGAAATAGCAAAGAAATATAATAATGCATTTATTTTATGTGAAGTAAATGATATTGGAGATCAAGTAGCATCTATTATTCATTATGATTTAGAATATGAAAATCTTCTTATGGCATCTATGAGGGGAAGAGCTGGTCAAGTCATTGGACAAGGATTCTCTGGTAAGAAGACTCAAATGGGAGTCAAGATGTCCAAGACTGTTAAGAAGGTTGGATCATTAAACTTAAAAGCACTTATTGAAGCAGATAAGATTGTGTTTAAGGATTATGAGATTATATCTGAATTAACAACATTTATTCAGAAACATAATTCCTTTGAGGCAGAAGAGGGGTGTAATGATGACCTTGCAATGTGTTTAGTCATATATGCTTGGTTAGTTCAGAATGATTACTTTAAGGAATTAACTGATCAAGATGTCCGTAAGAGGTTATATGAAGAACAAAAGAATCAAATAGAACAAGATATGGCTCCGTTTGGTTTTATGGATGATGGAATGAATACTGAGAGTTTTGTTGATGAAGATGGGGATAGATGGTTTGAATCAAAGAAAAGTGATGAGTATGGTGACCTGTCTCATATGTGGGAATATATGTCTTAATGGAATTTGATAAGCAATTAAAACTAGGGCATTTGTTGCTTGTTGATAGAAAGTGTAGAGTATGTGGAGAAGAGAAAAATTTAATAGATGGATTTTATAGAACTAGAAAAAGTAGAGGAGCAGTTCCATCCTCATATTCTTATGAATGTAAAATTTGCACAATAAGAAGGATAGTAGAACGAAGAAAAAAGAAACCTTTTAGTGATTGGTCATATCCAGACTGGTAACTGTTCACTCCCAGTTTCCCCACTGTAAATGCACCTTTTAATAAATATTTTCAGATAAACTGAGACTCGGAGAAAGACAACATGGCAACTCCTCAATTATCTCCTGGAGTACTGGTAAGGGAGGTTGATTTAACAATAGGAAGAGCTGACAATGTATTAGATAACATTGGTGCAATTGCTGGACCTTTTGAAATCGGACCTGTTGATGACATAATTGAAATTAGTACAGAAGAAGATTTAGTTAACACTTTTGGAAAACCAATAGGAACTGATGCACAGTATCAATACTGGATGAGTGCTTCATCATTCCTTTCATATGGTGGTGTTCTTAAAGTAGTTAGAACAGCAGGTAGTAATTTAAATAACGCAAACGCAGGTGTTGGTGTTGCTTCTACCGCAGTCCTTAAAGTTTACAACTATGATGATTATCTAAACAATCATCAAAGTGATGCAACATTTACATATTGTTCTAAAAACCCAGGAACATGGGCAAATACATTAAAAGTTTGTCAGATTGATAATTTCGCAGACCAAACTATAGGTATTAGCACAAATAACTTATTTGATGCTGGTGCTCGTGTTGGATTTGCTGTTACTGCTAACATAGATGGTCAAGTTATTCCAGGAATAGGAACTACTGGTTCAATTACAGGATTCCTTAAGGGAATTATTACTGGTGTAAGCACAGATTCTACTAATAGTAATAGTACATTTGATGTTAAGATTACTGATAGAATATCATCAGTTGGTGGTATAACTTCATACTTCCCAATTGATTATGCTGAAGGAAATGCAATTGCTGCGTTTAAATCAACTTCATCTATTCAATTCCTTAATAACTCTGGTGTTACTACTGGACAATCTGCTAGTGCAGCATATACTCCAGCAACAGTTAAAGACTGGTATGATGAGCAAACATTAGGAATTAATAATGCTGTTGTTTATTGGAAGACATTAGCTCCTAAACCATTAGATAGTAACTTTGTTACTGAAAGAAAAGGTAAGAATGACGGATTACACGTTGTTTTAGTTGATGATGAAGGTAGACTAACAGGTATTAAAGGAAATATTGTTGAGAAGCATCTTGGTCTTTCTAAGGCAAAAGATACAGTTTCTTCAGTAAATCCACCACAAAAAACTTACTATAAGGATTATCTTGCACTTTACTCAGATAATCTCTACGCAGGTAAGAACCCATCTGAATCGAAAGATACTCAATGGGGAACAAATCCTCGTGCTGCAGGATTCTCCACAGCATGTACTCCAGTAACAACTGGTGATGGATTATGGGGTCTAGACGCACAAGGTGTTACTTACTCTGGTTTAGGTAACGTATCCTATACCCTAACGGGTGGTCAAGATTATGGTTCGATTCCATCTGGTGAAACAAAAGGTGGAATGAGTGCTACATTAGCCGACTTGATGACATCTTATAGATTGTTCTCTAATAAAGATGAAGTCGCAGTAGATTACCTCATTATGGGACCAGGATGCACTACAGAATTTGATTCTCAAGCAAAAGCAAATCAATTGCTTTCAATTGCTGGAGATAGAAAGGACTGCATGGCAACAATTAGTCCACATAGAGCAAACGTTGTTAACATCACTAACACTGAGACACAGACTGAGAATGTAATTAACTTCTTTAGTCCTCTCGCATCTTCATCTTATGGTGTATTTGATAGTGGTTATAAGTATATGTTCGATAGATTTAACAATCAATTCCGTTATGTTCCATGTAACGGAGACGTTGCTGGTCTAATGACACGAACAAATATCGTTGCTTATCCTTGGTTCTCACCTGCTGGACAGCAAAGAGGTGTTATTAATAATGCAGTTAAACTTGCATATAACCCAAGTAAGACACAAAGAGACAGACTTTATCCTCAAAGAATTAACTCTTTCATTACCACACCTGGTATTGGAACACTTCTCTTCGGTGATAAGACTGCACTTGGATATGCATCAGCATTCGACAGAATAAACGTTCGTCGTCTGTTCCTTACAATCGAGCAAGCACTTGAAAAAGCAGCACAGGCTCAACTCTTTGAACTCAACGATGAGTTAACAAGAGCAAACTTCCGCAATATTGTGGAACCATATCTACGTGATATTCAGGCAAAGAGAGGACTTTATGGATTCCTCGTTGTTTGTGACACCACAAATAACACTCCTGATGTTATTGATAATAACGAATTCCGAGCAGACATCTTCCTGAAGCCTGCAAAGTCTATCAACTACGTTACCTTGACCTTCGTTGCTACCAGAACTGGTATCAGCTTTGAAGAAGTCGCAGGTAGAGTTTAAGTTCTAGCTCTAAATATACAACAGGAGGAATCAATCAATGGCAACTACTAGAACAAACAGAAACATTTCACAGTTTAAGTCGAAACTGATAGGTGGCGGTGCTAGACCGAATTTATTTGAGGTAGAACTTACTACTCTCCCACCTAATGTTACATCAAACTGGGATGCAGAAGTTTTTAGTTTTATGTGTAAGGCAGCATCATTACCTGCTCAAACTATAGCAAACGTTGACATCCCATTCAGGGGTCGAATTTTTAAAGTTGCTGGAGATAGGACAATTGAACCTTGGACTATCACCGTCATCAATGATGAAGACTTTAGATTTAGAAATGCCTTTGAAAATTGGACACAACAGATTGCTGATCTAGATACTAATCTTGGAACTACTGATCCATCTGCTTATATGACCAATGCTAAAGTTTATCAACTTGGTAGAGGGTCAGAAAAGAGCAGTCAGAATGCTGGTTCTGGAGATAATGTAGTATTAAAAGAATATGAATTTATTGATATATTTCCAACAAGTGTTTCAGCTATTGACTTATCTTACGATACAGGTGATACTATAGAAGACTTTACAGTTGAGTTCCAAGTTCAATCTCTACGATTAACAGGAGCTGGCAACCCTAACTAACACTTTCAAGGGTTGATAAATAGTAAAAAAGTTTCGTAATCATGGCTAAACTCTTTGGGTTCTCGATAGAGGGCACAGACGAACAATCACTACCACCAAGTGCGGTCTCTCCCGTTCCTCCAAATAACGAGGACGGGAATGATCATTATTTGAGTAGTGGTTTTTTTGGTTCTTATGTTGATATCGAAGGAGTTTATAAAACTGAGTTTGAGTTGATTAAAAGATACCGTGAAATGGCACTTCATCCAGAAGCGGATAGTGCGATAGAAGATATTATAAGTGAAGCATTGGTATCAGATACGAACGATAGTCCAGTAGAAATTAATTTAGATAATCTTAATGCAAGTGATGGTATAAAAACTAAAGTTAGAGATGCTTTTAAATTCGTTAAAGATTTAATGGATTTTGATAAAAAAGCACATGAGATTTATAGGAATTGGTATGTAGACGGTAGATTATATTATCATAAAATTATAGATTTAAAGAATCCTCAAGCAGGTTTACAGGAGATAAGATATATTGACGCAATGAAAATGCGTTATGTAAAACAGCAAAAGAAGAATAAAGAAGATAAGTATCGTGTCTCTAATATGACACAAG